CTGGAGGAGCAACCACAGGTGCTGGTTTTCTTTCTGGAGGTTCGTATTCTTTAGGTTTAGGAAAACTCATTATTCATCCTCGTATATTTCTCTTAGTCTTTGGATTACCGATTGTTGTCCTAAAAGAAACGCAAGGTCTTCTTTATCTACAACTTTAGTTGGTAGTTTATCTGGATAAATACCCTCAAGTAATGTCAATAACTCTTTACTGACTAAGAGCTTATAACCTTGTATTTGCATCGGCTTGTCCTAGAATAGGCACTAATTACAATATGTCGCATGAGCTACCTGAACATGCGAGTTCCTGAGAAGCTATTGTATAGTCTTCTTTTTCATAATTATTCAGTTTTGACCAATCAAGTTTAGGCATTTTATCCTTTAGTTCTTTGTACTCTTCTTCAGAACAATCTTGATAAGGTGCTTGCTTGTACACATGGTCAGAATAGGGAAGGAATGATATCCCACTGATGTCATCGAAGTTGCTGTTTACCCAATTACCTACTTCAATCCATTCATCTTCCTTGACTGATATAGTCACAGAAGGTTTGTGCTCACACCAGTGATCCTGGTATATCTTCCAGATCTCAAGTTGCTCTACTGCACTTAGACTATCTCTCACCATTGATCCTTCAGGTGACTGAATAGGAAATGAAAACACAGTAGTACTGTCTTCCTTCATCACATCTGGTTCATGGGGTACACCTTGGTCCTTCATCATCTGCGTAATAGGGTCTTTGTTATCCCCTCGTACAGTGCGTATGTAGTAATCACTATGACGAGTGTGAATGCCACTAGCAGAATCACAAAGTTGTGAAACCGTACCCGAAGGTTTAACGCAACTGATTGCGGATGACTGAGGGATGTTAAGCTTTTCAGCCCACACTTTATTCGTGTGTACAGCATGTCGCTTAAGTTCCTCAAGGATTTCCCCAAGTGCTTCTTTTTTATGAAAAGTACCGTTGGTAATTTTGTTATCCATGATGCCAGTAAGGGATACACCAAGGAGTCTTTCTTCTTCACAATTTTCTTTCCATTTCTTAGGGAGATACCTGAAGTTAGTGAGTGTGCTCTGCCACGTACCAAGGATGGTAGCCAACTCAACTTTATACTTAAGATCTTTAACATCATCACTGCACCTAATGACTACTTCAGAAAGGTTGCAGAACTCTCTGGGCCGAAGGATTATTTCAGAACATGGATTCGTCCCGAAGTCATCTCTAGGTTCCCTTCTGTCTCCGTTTCTTTCGACTTGTTTTCTTGCATTAAAAGATGAGTAGATCCCACGTTCTCCAGACTTCGATTCGTATAGGGATGCCCACTCTCTAAGGAATGTTCCTGTGTCAGGTTTGGAGTGATAATTGGCAGAGTTGTTTGCGAGTGCTCTGTGTCCGAAGTCTTCCCACCATGCTCCCGATTTGGCTTGTCGCATTTGCTCATCGCCAAGATCACTGAGAGAGATAAGAGCAGACCTACGAACCCCACCAACGACCACAACCTCTGCCGTTTTCGTAACGATGTCATGACACTCGATGGGTCTAAGTCTTCTTCCTTTTGCATTTTCAAATAGCTTACAAGTAAATAGGAATAGTTTATTTAATGGGACAGGACCACTTGCCCTACCTCCAAATGTTTTTAGTACTGATCCTGCTGGTCTTACTTTTGATAAGTCCCAAGTTGGTATGAGACCAGCGTAGAGTAGACTCATCAGTTCCCTGAATGCCTTTGCCCATCCAAGTTTGCTATCACGTACCATGATGCATGTGTCAGTAGGATGTAGTTCATTGGGAACCATAGGTAACTGTGATGTGTACTTATCTTCTACAGAGAAACCTACTCCAGTTCCGTTCATGAGAACGTAAAGTAGTTCATCAAAACTACGCATGGAGTCTATGGGAATGTATGAACAGTTGTACCCTGCTACATTCTCTTTCTCTAACGCTGGTCCTGCGGTCATCAAGCATCGCATCGATGGCATTACATCTAGCATCAATACTGCTTGACTAAGTTCAGAATACTCATCTGATGTGATGATGTATCCACATTGTTTTTCTAAGTGTTCTCTAAAGAAACTAAAGTATCTACCTACAGTCTGATCCCACGTTTCTCTGGATTCTTTTTCGTAGTTCCATCGTGAGTAACGTGAGAGGTGAATGTACTTTTGGTAATCTGTAGGTAGTTCATACATTTGCTTCCTCCCTTTCAATTAACCAAGTTAAATATACCTGTGCTTTTTTTAAGTCTTTTACACCACCTTTATGTGGGTATCTTGATACGTATTTAATTATGTTTCCTTCTAGGAAATCCATTTCGTTTGCCTTTATAAAATCAATAGGTTCTATACCAAAGTTATCTGTGTAATGTCTGGGGTTCTGATACTCATCATAATCTCTAGCGTAAGCTTCATAGTCAGTTGCCATTAGGACTCCAAAGAACAGGTTGATTATTTACGTACTCACCATCTCTAAGAATACGTGCCATTCGTGCCTGAAGTAGTGCATAGTTTTCACCGTAACCTCTACCTTTATATGCATTTACTACGGCATCCCACATCTCACTACTTGTGAGACTTTCTAAAATAGTTTCTGCTTTCTTTGGTCCAATAGTAGGACACCCAGGATACCCATCAACATGGTCACCTGTTAAAGTCTGTTTAAAGAAGTAATAGTCTGCTTGAGATTCTGATTGTTCCCACACAGTTTCTTTCTTGATATCCCAATGTAATCCTGGGATCGTGTACATGTCCTTGTCTTCACTATATATGATGTTGTCCTTGTTCCCACTTGCCAGTATTCCCATGACATCATCTGCTTCGAGGGATGGATACTGGATAGTTGTGTACGTGTCCTTGCAGAACTCCAATGCAGGAACGTAGCACATAGGTTTTCTTGTTTTCTTTCTTGTTAGTTTGTACTCAAGATTGATGTCTTTTCTGAAGTTCTTTTTATCAGAGAAACATAGTTTAATCTCATCTACTTTAACTTTATCCACAAGTGCATCAATAGTGTCAGCAATAATCTTTTTGGTCTGTGCAAAGTCACAGTGCATAGTCCAAAAATCACCTTCCCAATTAGTAGGTTCTTCAGTTGAAGAAGATACTTTGTATACTAAGATGTCTGCATCAACAAGTAGTGTAGCCATTGTTCCTCTTTAGATGGGTCTTAGGTTATAGGTTTCTCTATCGTTCAAGTCATATTTATACTCAGGAAAATGACTGAAACTTAATGAAGTTGCACTCTTTAGTTTGTTGAACGGTACTACATAAACATCTGGAAAACTACATGCACAAACATAATCAAAGTCACCTTCTTCATAATTTTTAGCAGATGTGTATTTAGTATCTTGTCCTCTTTTTAAAACAACATAATTTTTTGTTGTTGCTGTGGTCTTTACTTGGACCTTTTTAAATATACCATCTCGTTCAACAACAAAGTCATACACACTCTTAGGATTAAGAGGTTGTAGTATGTTGTATTGCCACATGTGAAATAGGTAACACGCTAAGTGTTCTCCTGCTTGCCCTACGTAATGTCTATCAATGGGTCTCAGCCCAGTTTCTTCCACTGGTCCACTCTCCTGTGAGAGGAATTCGGAAGTTGTAGGTATCCCCGGCAATTCCAATTGCTTGTACTGCGAGTTCTCCGATGTCTCTGACATGTTCATCCCTGACTAATAGTTGTACCTCGTCATGCACAAAAGCCACTTGTGCATAATCTTTGGCGTAAATATAACCTCTGTCCTTGAGCAACTTATGGAGTTCCACCACCCACCTTTTACAAAGTATGGCTCCGGCACTTTGGAAGAGAGTGTTAAGTGCAGCATGGGAACTCCTAATGGGTATGACTCTTCCATCTAAACCTCTAAGATATCCTTGTTCAGCCTTGCTCTTTACTGCATCACGAAGTGACTTGAGTGCTGGCATCTTTTTAAGAAAAGAGTTCTTAACTTTCTTTCCTATTGACGGTCCCTTCCCAAGGATCGAGCCAATCTTTTCATCCCCTGCTCCATAGCAAAGTGCATAGATGAAAGTTTTTGCTGCATCCCTCGTTGGAAGTCCTGCAGCTTCTTGATTAACCGTGTGTATATCCCCATGAAGAAGCTCTTTACCGTATGCACCACCGTCATAATGAGCCATATAGTGAGCCAAACACCGCAGTTCAAGACCAGATACATCACATCCCAAAAGGGAAAACCCTGGATCTGCTTTAAAAAGCGTTCTGCATTCGACCCCATAGGGTGCTTTAATGCTTGGTACTTGAGCCGTGTTCGGAAACGAATGAGTGCAACGACTTGTGACTGCCCCCATTGTGTTGACCCTGCCATGAATCCTTCCCTTCTTTTCAAGTTTGAGCCATGCCTGTGCTCCCTCTGCCAACTGTCCGATCCGTTTCTGGATCATGAGATACTCACTCATCAGTTTTGCTTCGGGATAACTTAGGCTTGACAGGATTTTCTCATCAACCTTAGGTTCGCCAGTAGCAGTAAAGTCCTTAGGAATCCATCCCCTAAGTTCCTTAAGTCTCTTGGCGATGTGCTGACGAGAACTTGGATTAAACTGAACGATGTTGATCTTATGGTAGAGACCTTTCTTTCGTGGTCCCTCATCCAGTACCCAAGATCCAAAAGCAGACCGCAGCTCAGAATGGAGTGACTGTCTGCGGTCCACTAGGACACCGTAAAGCTTCACTGCTTTAGCGGTATCAAAAGGAAATCCATATCGTTCTTGGTTATAGCAAATTGCTGCAATCTCGTGCTCCAGTTCTAAAGCACGTTCTTGACCTGTCACATCTATGGATCTCCACAACTTCTCAGTAAGATCTACATCTCTCTTACAGTACTCCTTCATCTCATCGGTGTACTGATCCCATGCCCCTTCCTGTTCTCCATAGTCACCTTTAAAAAAGTCAAAGCGTTCTCCCCATGCCTTGAGTGAATGGGAACCATGAAGTTTCGCATCTAGTTTACGTTTCTTATGGTCACGATCCCTTAAGTCTGGGAACATTAACCTTGAGAGGATCAAGGTATCGGTGACCTGTTCAATAGGTATTGTCCAATTGAATAACTTACGGAGTACCTCAAGGTCATACCCTAATATATTATGCCCAATGAGATGATCGGACTTAATTTTTTCCAGTAAATATTTGACCTCTGAATGTCCTCTGGCAATGTAGAGTTGACCAGTATCGGCATCCTTACATATCATGAGATGAACTGTGGTTACATCATCAAGTAATCCATCAGTTTCAATGTCCATTACATACTGTTTCATAACGTCCTCTCTCTGGAGTAACATAAGTTTCACTACTCCCTTATTGGGAGAGGTGAATGTTAGAAATCTTTGTTTTCAGTCTCAACCACAGGATCAAACTCAACTTCACTCATCCTTCCTGTCTCCTTGGAGTAAAAAAGATGGGATGCTATCCCTGTCTCTCCTGTCCATCGATTCTTCAGGATTCTAACGGAAGTCTTATCTGGTTCATCACCTTGCTGGTTTCTTTCGCAACCAATAACGATGTCACTTAGCTGACCCAAGGAATGACTACCTCTCAGTTGGCTAAGACTTGTCTTGGTTCCTTCCTCGTGTCCCTTGTCACCGCTTGGTCTGCGTAGATGACTCACGAGTATCAGTCCACACTGGACTTCTTCAACAAGTGATCTAAGTCTGGTCATTGCGTAGTCAATCATCCTGCGTTCATCACCTCCTTCAATACCTGAGATGACAATGCTTATGTGGTCAAGGATGATGTACTCACAGTTGAGTCCTCGTACCATGTAACGGATACGAGATAGAAGGTTGTCTATTTCAGTGCTTCCCCAATGGTCATAGAAGTATAGTTTTCCAGTACCAAGGGTATGCTTAAACCCTTCCTCAAGTTCTTCTTTTGTAGGTTTGTAATGCTGTAAATGAATAGGCTTGTTAAGGTACAGACCCATGAACCCTAAGGCACTACGTTTGTTGTTCTCTTCTAACGCTATGTACCCTACAGTTTTCTCTTGTAGCATGAGATGATATGCTAACTCACGGCACAGTTGGGACTTCCCTATCCCTGACCCTGCGGTGATGGTAACAATCTCTCCCTTGCGTATCCCAAGGGTCTTGTCGTTAAGACCTTGGTAAGGATAGTCACAGGACTCACTGGTATCTTCAGTAGATATTAAGTCCCATAGATCTCTACCATCTACAATTCCATCTGGACGGTAGACCTTTGCTCCCCATATAGCATCCACCAACTCTGAACTTCTGTTCTCCAGAAGCATATCATTGGCATCCTTTAGTGGGAGTTTACATACCTTTGCTTTTCCTGGTTGGAACAGGGAAACACAATCCTCGATGGCTTTAATACCAGCGTCATCGTTGTCAAACATAAGGACAACGGACTCAAACTTCTCAAGCCATTCAAGTTGTTTAGCAAGAGCTTTCTTTGCTCCTGCTGCCCCATTAGGTAATGATACCACAGGCCACTTGTTTCCCTGAACTTGGGAGACAGAGAGGGCATCTAGTTCCCCCTCTGTTATGACGATCATCTTTCCTCCATCTCTCCAAAGATGCTGACCATACAGACCAGCTTCTTTAGTCTCACCGATGAAGAGAAAATCTTTTGAAGGAAACCGTAGTTTCTGGGCAACTATGTTTCCAGTTGTGTCCTTATAGTTTGCAATCTGTACGTTCTTACCCATGTGAGTACCAACTTGATACCCCCATTTCTCTGCGGTCTCTTTGGTGATCCCTCGTTTGGTAAGAGGAATGTACTCACCCTTTACAAAATCCATAGACACCCCTTTATCAACTACTTGGTTATCGTTTTCATAGTAGTTACATCCGAAACACCATGCGTGTCCATCATCGTAACGTGCTAGGTTGTCCCTAGACCCACATGATGGACAAGCTTCATGCCCAATGAACTCACTGTTGCTCGTAGTCTCCTTCATCGTCATCTTCTACATCCTCCATTTCATCTTCGTAGAAGTTTTCATCCTCAAAGAACCCATTTCCCTCACTGTCCAATCCAGATCCATCGTCATACACAGCGGCAATCTTACTGACATAAGAAAATCCACAGGCATTTAGGAATGAACTGAACTGTCTCAGAACATCGCCAAGATATTCTGAACGCATTTCCATTTGGACTGATAAGTTATCAAGTCCTTCATGCTTAAAAGTGAATGAGTTATCGTTGTTCCACCAATCTTTATCTCTATCTCTTAGTTTCATTATGTTTAAACCATGAATACACGTTAAACCCTGGACAACTCACAGTGTCATCCAAGTCCTTATGTCCAACTACGGTAGCCATTGGGTATTTTTCTCTTAATTGCTGGATTAAATCCGAAAGACTTTGTATTTGTTTTCTTGAGAAATTTTTCTCATAAATATTTGGATCTTTTCTGTTTACTCCACCAATAAGGACAATACCTATGGACCTTTCGTTGAACCCCTTCAGGTGCATCCCTACTTGATCCAAGTCTCTTCCAGAAACAATCTGTCCATCAACTTCAATCACGTAGTGATACCCAATCTCAAGAAACCCTAGTTGCCTATGTTTCTTTTCTAAGTACTCTTTATTTATCCTCTTTCTAGGAGGAGTGGCAGAGCAATGAACCACAATGTAATCAGTCTTTTTTCTGCTCATTTATCCATTCCTTTGGAACCTCAGTTTCAGCGTACTGTATACCGTATTTCTCACACCACTCACGGCATGTCATCTTGCTTCCTTGAACTCTTGCATCGAGTTTCATAAACAGCATCCGTATGTCTAAGTCAGGATGTTGTTCTTTTAGAAGACGATGTTTACGCTGGTCACTGCTTCTAAAGTACCCTTTGGCTTCCACGAGAATGCCATTGGGAAGGATAAAATCTGGTTTGTAGTTCTTTTCCACGATGTATGGGATTGCCTGAGACTCATAAGTAAACTTAACTCGTTTCCTTGTGAGTGACTCAGCAACCCTCATTTCAAACTTACTTCTATATTTAGAAGTCTCCTGACTCTTCTTGGACCGTTTCGGTCTGCGAGTAGTTCTCCTTCTCATCTGCTTTGATTGAGTCAGCAGAGAACCCTTCTTCGGAATTGAATCCTGTCTGATTTGGATCGTATTCGACCAGATCAAGAACTTGGACCCCAGACAGATCTACTGAGACTCCTGCTCCGATTGGTGCAGTGTAGAGTCTCGTGGTGTAACTCACTCTCACCTTAGATCCGTTACCGATAAGGACAGACTTTGGTATAGGTTGCAGTTTGCTATCTACAACATTCACGCTAGTCTTCCACTCCTGACCAGAACGAGACCGAATGACACACTTCTGCTTGAAGCGGAACAATATGTCATCTCCGTCCTCTTTATAGGGATGTGGAGCACGTTTCGTATTCTCAAACTTTTCCATTGCTTCATCCATTTGTCCGTCAATGAACTCCATGAGTTTCTTGGCATCCTTGGACTTAGCAGGAATCCTAAGTTGAATGTTCCATTCCCCATCACTCTTAAACTTAGTGTCTGGGACTTGGATATGTGCGTATTCAGCACTCCCAATGGGAGAGATATGTTTCGTTTGTGGCATCTGAGTCCTCTGCTTCTATGAGGTTTATCAAATATTGGACATCCACACCGTCCTCAAGGAGTCTTGCGTGGAGATCCACTGGAAGAGGTCTGTGTGACCTCAGAAGTCTAATTGCGAGATTTAACATCTCTTCTCTTTCTCTAGCTTTTCCAGAAAAGAGCTAAGAATAGGCATTAATTACACAAATGCATGAATTAGGAGAAAAAATACTTAGATTTCAACACTTTACGGATATCGAAGTCTTTTCGTTCTGGAGGGTCTGGAATATCCCCCACAACCTCTTCTGCAAACCCCTGAAATTCCTTCAGAACATCGTGATTTTCGTACATGGACACGAACTCTTCCCTGAGTGCTTGAGCCATGCTTGGCACGTAGTGTGCCTGGGTTCCATAGCTATCGTGTACCATGCAGAAGTCTCTTATGTTATGGCTTGTAATGCACTTGTGGATGGTTTTGGACAAAGCAGCAGCATCCAATGAGTGTACAAGATTGGGAGAAGATCCGTTCTTGGATCTCCTGAGGTCCACTTTTGTATAGTCATCAACTATATATGCTGGTTTCACCAAAGTTCCATCAATAAAGGTTTTGATCTGTCTGGTTTTGATGGATGGGTATTGCTGGAAAACAATAAACCCACTAGGTGAGGTCCAGATCATCGGGTATCCCTCTTTGGAAACCCTCCCCACCACATCTCTAATCCAATCCATAGCTTCTCTGGCGGCAACCACCACCTGACTGATTGCTTCCCAGACATGCTTGGACATCCACTGAGCAGGAATGTAAAGATCCATTCCTCTCCAAGGATTCGGGTGACCCTCCATGAATGCTTCCCTCAAGCGTTCTTCTATGTATTTCTTACACGAGAAGAGTCCACCACCATAGGGAACCACCATAACTGGTCTTTTACATAGCTTACGATTGATTAAACCGCTCTCTAGCCACTGTTTTGCCATTAGCTCATCCGATTGGCTTACGAGAGTTTTCGTTACGTCTGCGACCTCCTGATAGATATCCTGAGGTACATCCTCACAAGACAGGTTTGTTGCCTTAGATCCCACAGGATCTCGAAGCATCGCTGAGAAATGCTGAAGTCCATTGTTGGACCCATCAAGACTCACAGGGAGAGATGAGATATACCCGAATCCCTCCTTCATAAACCCTGTCCATTCAAAACAGAACGCTAGGAACATCCAAGGATCATCGGCATCCTGCCAGAACCTGTGACCCATAGGATCTTCAGCCGATCTCTTGATGTCCTCGTAGTTCTCATCCACCCACGAGATACGATTGTCATAACTGACTTTATCTACTCCGTAGCAGTTAGCACCATGTATAGCCAACCAATCAGATTGCTCATCGTTCTCAATAGGCATCCCTTCAGCAAACGTAAGTAGTGCTTTGGCATACTCTGGACCCTGAGGGGTCAGGAAACTGCTTACAGTGTACTTACGACCTCTGAAGTCATTAGTATAGACAAAGTAGAACTTAGGAATCTCTGAAAACTTCTTGGCAAGACCAATGGTTCTCAGGAATGCTATCACCTTGGATCTTCTACGAGCATTCTCGTCATAGATCGTGGTGGCATCCTTCTTCCAATCTACAAAGGTTCTCCACTCTTCCTTTGTCATGTCCTGTTTCTTTAATTCAGGTGGCATGGGTGACGGAGGGATCTCTAGCGGATCTCGATGAGGAATCCCTTCCCATAGTCCACCCATCTCCCATGCCTGGGACATCACATCCAGAACAGGTTTATTGACCTTCCATTCTGTATGCTGAAGTGCATTAATTACATCGTACTCAATCCCCAAGTCCTTATAGTAGAGTTCATCCATAAGTTTCTTGTTGGTTGTCTTGACCAAGTTTAGTCGATAGGTACGATACCCACCGTTACGAGGGGTACTCCAATCGGAGGGTGGGACAACCATAGGCATCAAGTAAGGGTTCAAAAGTTCACCCTCTTTGTTCACTTTATCTATCCACTCAATGGCTTCCTCAGTGGGATGAATAAAGATGGTTCTACTTCGATGACCTGAGGATACAGTTCTGCACTCTATGAGGTTGGAGACCTGAAGTAGTATCTCTATTAACTTAGTGCCTACATAAAGCTTTTCTGGCTTAGTCCAGGTTTCACTTTCTTCTACCTCAATACGTTCCTTACACTTACGTATAAGACCGTACCTTCTAAAGTGTCTAGAGGATGAACGCTTTTGTAACTTCTGCTTCAATTCCTGAAACAAAACACCATCAGCATCTTTCCATATACTAAGCTTGATATGGTCCTCTATAGCCTGACCAATACTATGTGAAGTTTTAGTTAACTTTTGCCGTGACGATATTGAGTCCATCACCATCCTTAAAGTAAGGTAGGCTACAACGTCAGTATCACAGAGGGCAATTAAAGGAGCAGCGGTGTGCTTTCTTCCTGCACCACCTGAGTTAGCTTCTTCAATAAATTCTCTAATTGCTTTTGATAAAACATCCACTGTTTTCTTCATTAGAAGTATGCCGTGGAGACTTACCGATTCTTGTCTATTTTCTTTGGATTGCCTAACTGATTTTTGAAATCTCTCGATCCCAAGGTTTTGCATTTCCTCTTCAAGAGTAAGCTGAACTTCTTCAAGAGTCTTGCCACATCCTTGCCACACGATTGATTCGGAGTGAAAGTCCATACACCTATGCATCAAAGGTTTAGTCTGGAAAATCACGTGTAAGGGAGGATACTTAGACTTAAATGCCAAGGTGCATCAGATCCACATCAGATTTTGAGTCTGGCATGTCTACCAATTTCATCACCTCGGCAGTAAGGATATCAGTACCTTACACGGTATTGATTATTTATGGAATGCCACAAATTGACACCGTTTTGCCACATATCTGCCACAAGCTAGTCTCTCAATAGGTGTATACATTCTGAGAGATTGTGAGGAGCAAGATGGGCATAGATCATAGTGTTCTGGATGTCTCTGTGACCAAGTAGTTTTTGTACCGATAATATGTTAGCACCTCGTTGAACCAGCTTGCTGGCAAACGTATGTCTGAGGACATGAATAACCACATCGGGAAGGTTTAGTTCCTTCCTCATCAGTTCCCATCGATGACGGTAATAATGCCGTTTTTGAGGGAATAAATACTCAGACTCTCTTGCCTGTCTTTTCTCTATAATTTGATCAACTCTTAGGGTCATAGGAATTGACCTGGGTAGGTCAGCCTTAGTCTCCCAAATACTGATCATTCCATTGTTGATGTCACGCTTTTGAATACGTTCAAACTCTCCAAGTCTCATACCAGTATCTAGCAAGACAATAAACATGTCATACATGTCTTCATCTCCTGAGACAAATTCAGATACCTTACTTTCTTCTTCGGAAGTTAGCCAGCGTATTCTTTTGGACCCTGAAGCATCCTGTTCTGTGAAGAATGGAAGAGTGGTAACCTTACCACGCTGGTGAGCAAAACGTAGGACTTTACGTAACCCTGCCATCTTGCAGTTTATGGTACGGTTTGAGTTACCTTGTCTACGCATATCTATGATCCACTCATCTATCATCTCAGTGGTGATATCGCAGATAGGAATCGATGCACCAAAGTACTTCATTATCTGGTTACACTTGTACATGTTCTCCTTTTCAGAACGCTTGCCACCCCACACCATCTGAAAGGTCATATCTATAGCTTTCTTCAGGTTCCATTTAGCCAATGGAAGTTTGGGATGTTGCTTAATTCCGTTGCGGAGTTCATATAGCTTAGTCTCCTGCCACTCCGCAGCTGATGCACGTGTGGGTAGGGACTTGCGAAACCGTTGACCCTCGTAGGAAACAGATGCTTCCCACGAGTCACCTCGTTGTCGTATTGCCATATAATTTAGGGATTAAGAATTGACACTATCTTATCACGTAACCATTCACCTTTGGTTGTGAGTTCCACGTTCTTTTCAATCCTATACATTGGATTTTCATAGGTACGCAGAGTTTCATGACCCTTTTTCTTTGCTCTGTTGACTTCGGTATGAGCCATAACATTGCGACTAGCAGATGACTGTTGCATACCAGATAACTGAGCGACCTTCTTAATGGTCATGGGTTTTTCCTTGCTTGCTAGACAAGGATAAAGAAAGGCAAGTATTGTTGGTACTTGCATCTCAGGATCAAGTTTCTTGAACTCATCCAAAACTTTAATAAGTTTCTCGATTGTTTCTTTATTATCCATATAGGAAATTTAGGTGGTGGGTGTTCAAATATTAATGCCTTTCGCCTTCTCCGATGACCGCAAGGACTTGAATTATTGATTATTATTAGCGGAGGAGGATGCTTAAACAAATGTGACCTCCCTTTAGATTTCTTTGCTAATCGTCTGTACATTTTATTCATCATATTTCGCCCCAAAATGTTTGTCCAAACCAAGTGAGTTGAGAATGTCTAGTCCATTCACTCCCATTCGTTTGACTAGTTTCAGGAAGGACCCAGTGATTCCTGGATTTCCTAACTTTTAAAATTTGCATAAGTTACTTCTCCTTTCTATCAATAATGAAATAAGTTCCTAAGAAACATCCACGGATGCATCCAGGTTCACGGTCAAATATCCAACATGGTTGTACTTCACATGTGCATAAGTGTCTAGATAAAAAGACATTCCATTGTCCTAATTTTAGGAACATTTACCTCCTTTCGGTTATAACAACCAATGAAATGATAAGGCATAAGCAATTATTATTAGGATAAGTATATTCAGTATGAACCTTATCATACTAATTAACTGGCAGGACGGTACTTAGTGCAGTATCGACTACTTCAGTTAATCCTTGTTTAGCACCAGATACATTAGATTTACAAAGCATTGCTAACTCCGTGTGGGTTAAGGATTCATCATCTGCAATCTTCGAGATCTCAAGAAAGAACATGGTAAGAATCTGTCTGACTCTATCCTCAATGTCTTCTTGCACTTCTTCTGGAAGATCCACATCTGGAATGTCATTGGGTGACATCTGGTTTGTCCCTCCTTGTAAGGGTGATCCTTTTACATGTCAAGATTAAATACACTGCATATCCAAATACACAAATGATTGAAGCTAGATAAGAGAATACAACGATCATGTGCAATAGATGCAATGGGTGACATGGGTACGTTAATGTTGTTGTACCAAACAAGTAATCAATCATTGAAGATACGATGGTACAACGTACTCATCCCTTGTCACAGTTGTCTTAACACACCGCTTGACCACCATAAACCTGGCATCAGTGACAGTTCCATTGGGTTGACCATTCCGTACAGAACCACGTACAAGCTTCTTAAGTACTCTTAAGAGATGCTCGTGCTCCATCTGGTCCACACTCATGTACTCTTGTTTGGACTCTGAGAAGTAGTACATATCTTCAAGAACTTTGGTATCTCCTTCGTCAGGAAGGACCATCTCCGTTACTATCGGTTTCTTCACTAGATTTACTGGCATTCTCTTGCTCCTTTGCTTTGGTTTTAATTTTAACAATGAACTCTTCCTTAGACTTATCTAGGGAAGCATGAGCTTCAAACAAGTCCATCTCTACTGGTTCCTTGAATGAAGGGAAATCAAAGACTAACTTAGGCATCTTTATCCTCTTTTAATCTAAGATCACCATATTGATCTTTTTCAAAATCATCGGGTGACCAGATTTGGAAATAATGATATTCATCACCAAACGCTACACAGCGTTCAGAGAACTCATGTTCATCAATTTTACTATCCTCATCAAACGGACCTATAAAATTGAAACCATCATTCATAGTACCAAATGCTATTCCCCATTTAGGTTGAGGCATACATCCTTTCTTTCTTAAGGTTTGTCCAAGTGTTAAGCCCACATTCAAAGATGTGCTTAATGACATCCACGGTCCAGCCATTACCCAGCATCTTGTAACGCTGAGTGTTACTCACGTGATCCGTGTATCCATCTGGAACAGTCTGGAGTCGCTCACATTCCTTAGGAGTAAGCTTTCTCCATCCCTTTTCATCTAGGGAAATCTTAGGTTCCCTATGTCCACCAGTGCATGTGGTCAAGGTTGGACCCTTACCATCTGGATGATAGACACGCTTGATAATCTGAGGACCATTGAGATCAGCTTCACCAACATGACAAAGACCTTCTTTTGAGAACACCAACTGTCTTCGATGTTTCTCAAAGTACTGCTTCAGGTTGCCACCCTTGAAATAGTTAGCATCCAAGCAATGGGCTTTATCACGATCAGTAACTCCATCCTCAAGTATGTCTTTAAGGACCACACCTTTGTCCTCAATGTCATCAAATGGAATGTTGGTCCAGTACAATCTGTACCGATTCTGGGCCGATACAAGATTGCTATTGATGGGTCTGGGCTTAACACCAAGATGCTCTGAAATAACGTCCTGACACTCTTGAGTCATCCTGACGTTCTCAAGAAGAAACCATCGTGGCTTAGTAGCCCATAGAAGTCTCACGTATTCAAAGAACAGCTTTGATCGTGGATCTTCAAAGTCCAAACGCTTGCCACTAAATGAAAAGCCTTGGCATGGTGATCCTCCAAGAAGAAGATCAATCTTAGGTAAATCCCTACCTTCTACCCTGGTCACATCACCAATATGGATCGTGTCAGGGTAGTTGGCTTTGGCTACCTTCATGGCATACTTGTCAATCTCACTGGCATAGTAGTTCGTAACGTGAACTCCAGCCTTTTCAAGAGCAAGCCTACCGCAGCTCATGCCATCGAAGAGACTCAGGACGTTCACGCTAATGAATTAGCAAGGTCCAGATCCCTTGACTTCTCTCTGAGGAGAATGTTCAGTGCAAGAGCACATGTAGCTTCATCATTCCAAGCACAGATCCCACGACCAGTGTGCTTGTCAATGCCGACAAAGCGACCCTTCCTACCGTGGTAGTTCACCCACTGACCACGATGGAGATTCATCTTCCAAATGGACCTAGCGTTAGATCCATCGGCAGACACATAGTTAACATACTTCATAAGGGTAATCCTATGAATGGGTTTAATGCATTTATGCATGTATATGAGCAAAGCAATCAGCATGAAGCTGGCTAACCTCATATCCATTGTTGAACTGGTTCGGGTACTTTTTCCCTATGTGGTTACACCACCTGTTCCAAAGTGACCTAGAACCACCCAAGTCTTTACAGACCTGGATATAGTCCCTGATCTTCCTAGTCTTAGTGACTAGACTTAACTTGTCATTGATATGGAATCTCTTCTTATCAACTCCATACATTTCCAAGTTGTGGGAGTCAAGGCATCCCACTTTCCCTATTGCCATTTGGGTGATAAACCCTGCTTTCACAGTGCTAATCATAGGGATAGAACTAAACAGCAAAATACACTTAAGTTCTTTGTCCCTACCACTATCCAAGATGTCACAAAATGACTCCCAGATAGAGTCCAGATTGTCACGTACATAACAAGCACCTTTGTACTTATTAATACGCTTAAAGTGTGGTGCTTCCCAACCATACTTAACGTAATCCTCCATGTACTTAGGAAGGATATGGGTACGCTCTTGTATAGAAGAAAGCGTAAAGGCAATATTAGTAGCAAGACCATGCTTACTAGATTGCGACACACTACGGCAAATAGGATTATGAACATTGTACATCGAAGGCATCATTACCTCACTAATGTTAAGGTTTCATAATCACATTCTATCCACATCCTAGCACCACAACTTAGTGGTTTAGTCATGGATGATATTAACTTACTAGGTCCATTAAAAATGACCTCTTTAACATACTCATTACTGCGGTAAGTTTTCACAGTAATGGCTGGGTTATCAGTACCATTCTTCACGTTATCACGGAGAACAGACTGATTAACATGAACTCTGGCTTTCATCTAACACTCTGAATTTCAGATTGTCATCCTCATATAACTGAACAACATATTCAGCTATTTTTAGATCCTGACTTTGTTTATACTTAGGCCACGTTTCTTTATCAAAAGGCAACTCAAGAACTACAGTTAGATCAGAATCTAGTTTGACACTATCAAATGGATTTTCCATAGATGGTCTAAACCTTAGAAATGGTAAACTTTAATTCTCTCCTAACACCACTATCTACTGTAAGAGAATTAATGTCCTTCTCAT